GACGTTGCCAAGAAGGATTACAGCGACGCCGAGCGCGCAAACATGGCCGACGCAGGGCAAGCGATGGAAGGTGGTGGCTTCCCCATCAAGACCGTTGCCGACCTCAAGAACGCTATTCAGTCCATTGGTCGTGCCAAGAACCGTGCGGAAACCATCGCCCACATCAAGAGTCGAGCTGCAACCCTTGGTCGCGAAGACTTGATTCCTGATCAGTGGAAAGACCTCGAAGCCGACTTGGGGAAGGTAGAACACAATGCCGCCGACCTTGAAGCCGTGCGAACTTCCTTGATCGCCCTGATCAAAGCCGAACTCGACGAAATGATGTCGGGCGAAGAAGACGAAGTTTGCGACGTGCGTGATCTCATGACGGCCTTGCAAATCTTTCTCAACTGGTGGGAAGGCGAAGCCAAAGAAGGCGAGACCGACTCACCGTTCATGACAGACAGCGATGATGCTGGACAAACAATAGGAGATGACTCTATGGCATATATGGCTTTAGGCGTCGACGCCGACCTGATCAAACGGGCCAGCGAAGATGACGACGCAAAAGAAGAACTACGAGCAGAGATCCGCAAGGTTCTCAACCTCGAAGAGACCGTGACCGAGATTGCTAAGGCCGCTCAGAAAGAACAGTTTGATCTGTTAGAGGCTGAGTTGGCAGGAATCAAGGAAATGGCCGCACCTGGTGGGCCTGCAATCACCAGAACGCACTCACAAACGTCTAAGGCATTAGACGCTGAGCGCATGCAAGCCGAAGCCGGAAGGCTCCGTCACATCGCAGGACAAGTAACAGACCCAACGCTCAAGGCGGATTACTTCGCCAAGGCCGAGAGTCTGTCCAAATCAGCCGCTGAAATCATCAGCGCATAACCCAGAAAAGGAACTTATTATGGCTTTTGCCCCACCTCGCGTTGACGAGATGTTCGCTGGTCTTCCAGCCGAACAACGCGTTGACCGTTTTGAGGCGTTCAAGTCTGCTCTGTCACAATGTCAGAGCAAGGCACTGAGCGCCGCCAATCGTGGTGAAGCGATGTTCGTTCGTGAGCAAGGAATCGTCAAGACGGCGACTTCCAACCCAGCGAGCCAACTTGAATCACTGCGTGAAGAAATGACCAACAAGGCGATGTCCCCAGACCAGATTGCAGATGTTCAAGGCGCGTTAGACCGTCTTTCTGAAATCAACAAGGACTGGACACTCACCAACCCGTTGAACACCTCGATCAGTGGCACCTACGCCCTGGTGCCTTACGATGTTGACCCTGCGCTCGCACTCTTGGTGCCGCGTTCGTTCATTCTTCGTAACAGCATCAGCCGCATCGGTGGCGTTGGCCAGGCCAAGGAATACCGTCGAATCACCGGAGTCTCGAACTCTGGCACCGGTGGCGTTTCTAACCTGAACACCTTCTTCTCCTCTGCATCGGCCTCACAGCCGTTCGGTGGTGGAGCGGTCAACCTTCAGCGTCCCCCGAAAATCAGTTACGCCGCAGACCGTCACGTTGTGACCTATGTAGAACAAGGTACGTCGGACGAAGTGAACATGCAGGCTGACTACGCCTCGCGTGGTTACACCGACCTTCGCACCCTGTCGCACACGTCAAGCCTCTGGGCGCACATGCTCGGTGAAGAGCGCAACTTGCTCACCGCTCGTGGAAGCGGAACCGGCTATACCGGTGCCATCGCCACGCCAGTTGTGACCAGTGCCAACTTGACCAAAGCAGCTGCGACGACCACAGGCGGAACCTTCGTCGGTGGAACGGACACGGTCTACTTCAAGTTGACCTACTCGTCCAGTTTCGGTGAAAGCGTTGCTACGGCTGAACAAAGCCAGGCAGTTACAGGCTCGAACAACTCAGTGACCTTGACGTTCTCGTCAATCCCTGCGAACGCGCTTGCAACGAATGTCTACTTTGGAACGGTCAGCGGAACCTACACGAACAAAGTCACCTTCACCGGAAGTAGCACCACGCTTCTTACGGCAGGATCTGGTTCGTACACGGCCCCATCGTCTGACGGTTCGGCTTCTAGCCTCGCCTACGACGGTTTGGTCTCGGTTCTTACCGACTCAACGCAAAGCGGTTACACGAAGCGACTGAACGCCGCACTCTCCACAACGGAGCCAGGTGCAGAGTTTCAAGACTGCCTGGGTAGTCTCTTCTCTAGCGTCATCGCAGACCCCGACACCATTGTCACGACTGGTGCAATCCGTCGTGAACTGGCTAAGTCAATCCAGCAACAAGGAAACGCAACTGGCTACCGGTTGAACCTTGAAGCCGGTTCTGACGGAGTCACCATTGGTTCGGTTGTCTCGGCAATCGCTAACGAGTACACCGGTAGAATGGTCGATGTTATTGCTCACCCCTACATGCCTTCTGGCGTGGCTTTGGTGTGGTCAAAGACGCTTCCATTCCCCGACAGCGGCATCTCGGAGACGACGCAAGTTGCAAACGTCACCGACATGATCGTCGTTGAGTGGCCTGTGATCCAGATGTCATATGACATCAGCACCTACCAGTACGGAACGATGATCCATCGTGCGCCGGCCTGGTCAGGAGCCATCACCGGTATTCAGTAAAGTAAGTAAGTCAGTGGTCGGCGCGTTCACAAACGCTCCTTAGTCGTGCGGTTGTCTCCCCTTCAGCGCGTCGGCCACTGGCCTACACTTACTTGATCACTACGAAAGGAATCCACGATGTCTCGATTACTTGGCCCCGAAGATGGAGCAAAGGAAGTAGGCATCGGGGATTCTGTCGTAGCCGTGAAAGACCGTGACGGCACGTTTCACGTTGACAACCCTGCCGTCGCCTACATGATGAGAAAGTCCGGTGACTTCACCGTTGCTGGAACCACCTTTCGCAAAGTCCGCCAAGGCTTCACCTGCCAAGACTGCGGCTTTGTCGCTCTGATCTCAGACCACTGTGGTCGTTGTGACGGATCGAACCTGGTGCAAGCATGACCGGTTCTGTCAATCCAGCCAACAACTCCTACGTCAATCGCGAGCCATACATCACCGTCTCTGAGTTTCTAAACTCGCCAATCGGTGCCACCGTCGACACGACAAACCTTGTTCCTGACGGAAACTACGCATCGCAGACCGCAGCTCTTCAAGCACTGATCTACATGGCTTCAGCCGACGCTGACAACATCTGCCTGGGCGCACTCGGAACCCTCTGCGCCACGCTGAACACTGAGCAAGGCCAATTCAGGGCCAACCGACAGGGCCAGATTGTCGTTCACCCTGCCTACTGGCCGATCCTCGAAGTTGACTCATTCTCTGTCGGCACCTCGCCAAGCGGTCAGACCGTTGTGCCAGTCACCGCCGCTACCTGCTGGATCGAAGAACGGCAGTTCACCATCGTCAACTCTGGCTACCTGAACACTTCCAATGGCCCACTGTCGTTCGGTGCGGTCAGCACTCAAACATCGGCCAAGCAGTTCTGCACCTACACCTACATCAACGGTTGGTTCAATCAGTTTCTCTCTGCTGGAATCTCAGCCGGTGCTACCACATTGACCATTCCTTCCTATGTCGGTCTTTACCCTGGAATGAGTTTCACGATCTGGGACGGATCCATGACCGAGACCGTGACCGTCTCACCGACCTGGACTCAGTCGACCACCGTGACCCTGGCCAGCCCAACGACCTTTCAGCACAGCCAAGGAGTGAACGTCTCGACTCTTCCAGCCTCGGTGAAACAGGCCGTGATTCACCTCACCGTTGCCGCTATCAAGCAACGTGGTGAAGGTGGTCTCGTGATCGCTGAGACCGGCGAGCCAACTGGCGTCGGTGGTGGCAAAGGCGACTCGTCGATGCAAGATATCGACAGGGCCATAGAACTACTGCGCCCGTTCCTTCAGGTCTGGGGCCGTACGTGATCGCTCTGGAAGGAATCATTGGAGCACTGGTCGTCGTCGGCATCTTGCTGGTTGCCGTCTTTATCGCACCATGAGCCGGTCAACAGTCCGCTCAACCTTGCAGTCGTACCTTGCGCCTGCGACTTCGGCGATCCCATTCTTGTCAAATGTCTATGCGCACCCTGCCAAGTTCACGCCAGAGGGCGACTTCTTTCAGGGCCAAGACCCAGGACACACCACTGGTGCGGTCATCTTTCTCTATATAGGTCAGCAGGCCGAGCGCCGAGCTGCTCTAGGTGGGCCGCACAACGGCAGGAAGGTCGTCGAGTATGACGTTATTCTCGACTGCTTCATCAGATCTATGTCGCCCAAGAGCGAAGACACCGGTGCCGACTCAGACACCTTCCTTGACTCTTTGGTTTCCTACATAAGAGCAGATCGAAACGCTGGTAATCCTTCAGTCGTCTTCCAGTGGGGCGAAGGTTCCTACCCTGGTGGCGTCGACCTCGAAGTCATGGCGCTCTACCCAAGAACGCTCAAGGGTAGCGGTCAAGTCAGTCAGGTCTACGCTACGGTTAGAACGAAAGTTGTTGAGATCGTCAACTCGTAAGGAAGCCCATGCCGCAGTTCACATTCACAGGATCAGAGACCTTAGTGTTCCCAACACTGGCCGCCGCCGATGGCTCTACCCTTGTCTGCAATCCTGGCGACGTGGTCACCCTTGACGCTGACCCTCAACTGCCTGAGTTATTCACCGCCGCTAGCGCCAAAGCACCAGCCCAAGCGCCGGCACCAGAAGCCCCTCAGACAGCCCCAGAAGCCCCTACAACGCCTGCGGCCACCGCTTAGGTATCGCAGGACTAGGAAACAGGAGAACTCAAAATGCCATTCATGTCCGTCAACAGTTACGTCGGGTTAGGTATCGAAGCGACGCGTGGCACCGCATCGACAAACATGAAATGGATTCCGGTCACGACGCCGCAGCTGACGGCTCAGCAAACGTGGCTTCGTGACGAGGCCTATCGTGGCTCACCGGTCTCGGTCTACAACGAAGTCCTGGGTGTTCGTCATGATCTCTACGACTTCAAGGGCTATGTCTTTGCCGACACCTTCCCCCTTATCGCAAAAGCGGCCCTGGGCTACGAAGCCATCTCTGGCTCAAGCCTTTACACCCACACCGTGAGTCTCTACAACAACTCCTCCACCGGTTCACAGCCGCCAGCAGTGACGATTCAAGACTTCGACGGCGCGAACCCCTTCCAAATCCTTGACGCTCAACTCGGCGACCTGAAGATGACGTTCGGTGCCGAAACTGCGTTTGAGTACGAAGCGAAGTTCATGGGTCAACCCTTCAACATCATCGCCGCACCAACTCAAACATTCTCGACTGAGCAGTTCATTCCTTCCTGGGACGTTCAAGCCACGATTGGTGGCGTTGC